GTTACCATCAATTTTAATGGTCTCCTCATTAATTTCAAGAATTTTTACATTGATAGGACCTTGTGGACCCATACCTTGTAACATTTGTCCAACTTCAACACCTTCAGGAAACTGAGTTTTAGGAACATCAATAACCATTTGGTCATTAACATTACCATAGGCTTGGTCAGATTCGATTTCAACAGTTTTCTTTTCACCTTCAACCATATCGATAAGTCCGTTCTCAAACCCTGGGATTAAAGAGCCTTGACCTAAAGTTACATTTAAAGGTTCTCTACCTTCAACTAATGAAGAATCGAATATAGTACCATCTTCTAATTTACCTGTGTAGTTAACACTTACCGTGTCACCATTTTTAATTTTCTGCATAAAATATTTATTTTTTACAAATAATAAGTGATAAAATTGTGGTAATCAACATTTTAAAAAAAAATTGTTTTTAATAATTAAAATTACTATTTTTGTTGAAATATTAAAATAAAACGATGGGAAAATTTTTTAAAAAACTTAAAAAGAAACTATTATATAACCTCCACAAATTAAGTCGGAGTTTCAGTATAGTTGAAAGTCGACCTAAATTAGACTCAATTCAATTTGAAATGGCTTCAACCATTAGAAAAATGATGAGAAACCAAGAGGCAACCTTATCAATCGCACCAATATCAAAAATTTGTTATATTGAATGGAAACATTATTTTATTAGATTTGGAGACTCATCGGCAACCATAACAAATGGTAAATTTTCATATTACATTTGGTTACCAAGTGCCACAACAGATAGGTTGAAAATACAATTTAATAATCACGCGGAAGAACGTAGAATGAAATTAGAGGGGGTGTACGATAAAAAGACATTGGAGAACCTTAAGATTGTCTCAGGTAAGTTATCAGAAGAACTTATTTCTTCAGAACCTCAGAAATAACTTTTTTCAATAAAGAATTAAATGATTCATTTTGTTTCTTCTTAGGAGCATAATGAGTCATTTTTGGTGAATTACCCGTACCTGATTTAGAATGGGTTTTCTCAGCATTACGTTTTTGTTGACAGGCAGATTTTTTTTGAGAATCAGTCATTTTAGCAGCAACCCCCGCAGCACGACATTTAGGATATCCTTTTTCAGTTGCGGTTGGTCTACCACAAGGGGGATGTCCCCCACCTTCTTTTTTTCGACATATATTAACCCAAGGTCCTTTTGGTTGTTTACTTCCCTTAGGTTTCTTTTTTGTACCAAACCAAACACCCAAGTCTTCAACAATGGTATCCTCGGTAATTTCAACCCATTCTGTAACAATAGGGACTATTTTTTTATTTCTACCAGAAGTTTGATTTATAACGCCACCATCTTCATCACTATTGGTTAATTCAGGGTGTTTTGATAAATACTTGGAAATCTTTTTGGCTCTATTGTCAATCTTATTAATTTGTTTTTTTGGTACATCCATTGAACCATCATAACTATCATATTCCAACATAGCGTCATTATACTTAGATACAGGAATCGTAAAAGGTTCCATATCAATTTTCTTGAATATTTTAACCCCTGGTTGTAATGGACCATTAAATGAACCCCTTCCATTGGTACTCATAGCCTCGTTTAAATTGGTGTTTTCATACCAATTTCTCACATCTTCTTCAAGTCTATCTCTATACTTCTTCATTTTTATAATTAACTTTATTATAAATATTTGAATAATGGAAAATCTCCTACAAGATAACGAAAATAATAAATTACCTATCGGACAATTGTTCGACAGTATCAATTATTATACTATTGAAGACTTTGATAAGTTCGTGTCGAATTTGAATAATGAACAATCGTTATATTGTTTGATTCAAGCGGTTCAATACGCACATTCAAAAAACTTATTTTCATTGGAAGAAAGTGAAGTAATATCGAAGTCCATTAGAACATTATCATTACCGATTATCGAACCCTAATATTTTATTTGATTTACGGATATTCTCCTCTCCCCACATAGGTTGGAGATTTTCCAATGCCCAACATTTCATAAACTCCTTATCCCCCATTTCTTCAATATTAAATGATGTGATAGGTAGTTTGTGGTCCACGTGCCACTCACCGTAATTATCCCAACTCATAGTATCCTTAAACTGTAACTCCAAATGTATAATTAACTCTTCAGGAGTGTACTGTAGGATGTCAAAGTAATGTCTATTCTTCTCTACGTTACTCTCTTTCAACACCTGATAGATAGCAGTTCTGAAATTGGAGATTAATTTATAAAGGGGGTCAATTGATTTACGATTTTTTTCGTAGTCTCGTTTTGTTTTTCTCCATTTATCGATATTGTCAGTTCTCCATTTTTTATGGTATTCTTTTAGACTGTTTCTATTATCTTTTTGCCAATCCGAAAAATATTTTAATCTTTTTTCTCTGTTTTTAAAGTAATGTCGTTTATCTGACTCAGATTTTCCACCTTTAAATTTTCTACCGGAAGGTCCGACAATCACACCATTTTCTTTTAGTGTTCGTAACACAACTTGTTTTGTAATATTTAATTTTTCAGATATAGATGGTGAACCTAACATCTCATCATTATATAATCTTAATATTTCATCAACAACCGATTTCTCTAATACTATTTTCCTCATATATTATAAATACAACCATAAAATTGATTGTTTACAAATATACATAAAAAAAAGGAACGAGAAATCGTTCCTTTTTAATTTATTTAAGAAATTGATTATCTCAATTCTTGTAAGTCGAATGTTCTAACACCATCAACTTGAATTCTGCCGTAAAATCTATTATTCACCATCTTTTTCGCGTAACGGGTCATAATACCTTTTATCGGTGTAAAGTTGAACGGATTGTACATTGTTGGAGTTAATTGTAACGGTACGTACGGTGCGTAGATGTAACCAGTATCTAACAATGATGTTCCTTTGTGTCCCAATAACACTGTGTTAGGTGGGAAGTAAGGGTCACGGAATACTTGGTAACGTCCTGCTAAAGTACCTACTCTTTCAATACCCATATTGTATTGGTCTTGCTCAGGAGCCGCGTTTGATACGTGGAAATACTCTAAATCGTCGAAGATTGCAGAAATTTCAGAAGAAACAACAATCCAGTTAGCTCCACCTCTTAACGTTGATTTGTGAATTTGAGCTGAAATTTGGTTGATTGCAGTAATCAAAGTTTGGTTCCAGTCTTTTTGAGTGTAAGATGTAGTTTGAGATAATCTCTTCCATCCGTTGTAATCCCATCTTAAAGACCAAGCTGCACCTTTACGTAAATCTCTTAAGATTTCACGGTCGATTTCAGCAGCAACTTGTTCAGATAATAAAGCTGTTAATTCAGCTTCAGCATCGATGTTGTGGAAAGCAGCAACGTCTTGAGCTAACTCAGGAGACCATTGTGCTCTTAATTTTCTTTCAGTAACAGAAACAGTAACTGATTCTAAATCGAAAGAAACCTCACCAATTTTATCTTCAAATTCTAATTCTTCGTAACGTCTGTAAACAGTAGTGAAAGATGTTGCTGAACCTGCAGAATAAACTGTAGTTCCACTATATCCGTCTAATGTTTCAGCTCCACAAGTAGCACATACTGGACATTGTAAATCAATTTCTAAGTAGATTTTACCTTGAGCATCACAAACGTTATAATATGAACCACCATTTCCACCACCAGTGTTTGTACCAGGGTATGTAGTACTTACATTTGAACCGTATTGTACGATACCTTTACCATATTTTTGAGTTACAACTCTGAATGGTAAAGAACCTGTTAAAGTTGCGCAAGTAGTTTGAGCTGAGAATGTTGGTGTATTTGCGATAATGTGTAAGTCAGATAAGAAAGCTTCTGAATCCATTTCATTACCATCAGGTCCGATTAATTTACCAGCACCATTACTTGTAAAACCAGTAACTTCTACAAGAAGTTTTCTTGTTTCACCTGTAACAGATGTACGTGTAACTAATTCACCATTTGACCATTGAACTATTTTTGTAGTTGCAGTCATAATAGTGAATCTACCTTTTGAGTAGTCAAATAAACCTGCTGGGTCTAATCCTGGTTCAGAACCTTCATAGAATAAATCATAAAGATTTTTTGCATAAGCTCCTGTTCCTGTGTATCCAGCCTCAGGATTACCAGGATAGTTACCTGGAGAACCTACAGGTGCATAGTGTTCACCTGATTGAGTACTTGTTGCTCCTGTGTATCCTTGGATACGTGGTACGAAGAAGAATAATTTACCGATTGGTAAGTTCATAGCTTGTACAGACACGATGTCGTTAGCCAATAATTTAGAGAATACTCTTCTTACGATAGGAAATACAACTGTTTCGAATGAACCAGATGAATCTGTCGCAGATGCCTCGTTTATTAAGAATGAAGCTTGGTTTTCATATAACTGTGCTACGTTCTCTCTTAAGTGACCTTTAAGACCTTCTAAAAAGCCTAATTTGTCCCATTTGTTGATTGTGTCTTCTTTAATAACTTTAAGGTGTTTTAACCCGATGTTACCTACAAGACCTGATTCTAATAATGCTCCCATTTTAGTATTTGTTTTGTTTTAATTTATTTGTTTTATTTATTTAACGACATTCATTTTTGTCATTAAATCCTTCATTCGCATGAATTGAGGATTTTCATAAGTTTTAGATTCCATAAGGTTGATTGCTGAACCTGAAGCTGGAGTTTTTTCAATTTTATGTTGGAAAGACTCTTTTACTACAGTTGAACCCCCTTGGTTTCCTAACTCATCTTTTACTGTTTTGTAAAGAGATTTTGACTCTTTTAATGATTCAACTGAATCAAATCTTCTTAAGATGTTGATTTTCTCATTTTTAGTTGTAGAATGTTCAGTGAATAATCTCGTAGCGTATGCTAAGTTTGAATTAAATACTGCAACTTCATTTAACTTACTTCTGAAAATGTTTAAAGCTTTTCTGTACTCTTCGTTTCTTTCTCTTAGAGTAACTAATTCTTTCTCTAAACCCTCAACTCTTAAGTGTTGTGGTGCTGCTTTTGGTTTGTCTAAACCGTTTCTACCCCATCTTTTACCGTTACCCAAAGTTCTTGATGCTTCAGTGGTTTCGCCACCTTTAACCATCATAGGTTTTTTCATCATTGGTTTGTTCATCATAGGTTTTTTCATCATAGGTTTTTTCATCCCTGTCATGTCATCACTTTCTTTAAACTCGAACTTAGGTTTACCAGTTCCTTTAGTAGGGTTTGCGTGTTTCATATTTTCTTTGAAACCTCCTGTTGGTTTGTTATAACTAAATTTAGCTTTACCCATTCCAACACCCTTTGCTTTGAATCCTTCAGTTGTTTCTATTTTTTGGAATTCATCGTCTTCGTATTCGTCTTCATTGAATTCAAAAGAAAATTTTTCTTTTTCATCATCATTACTGAATTCATCACCAATTTCTTCGAACTCATCGTCTTCATCTATTTCAATTTCAAACATAAGTTTGTCTTCGTCATCCGTAGTAGGAAATTCGAATTCATCATCCGTAGTAGGAAATTCGTCTTCGTCTTCTTCATCCAGATTCATAAAGTAATCATCTTCTTTATTCACGTCTACGTCATCCATAGTAGGAAATTCGAATTCGTCTTCTTCATCCAGATTCATAAAGTAATCATCTTTTTCACTTTCACCCATTTGGATTTTGTATTCCACGTCAGCGTCAGTATCTTTAAGGTCAATCATATCACCATCTTTTTTAATGATAATACCATCTTGGTCACCCATAGCCTTGAAAACTTTTAAAATTTCTTCGTCAGAAGCATTTGTTAAGTCGATTGGTTCTTCGTCTTCGTCATCCATAGTAGGAAATTCAAATTCGTCTTTGTCCTCTAATGAATCTTCTTCATCATCGAACTCACCGTCAATTGGTAATTCATTATCATCTTCCTCTTCATCATCTATTTCAAGCTCGTCTTGTTCTCCAAGCTCGTTATTAATAAATAAATCCAATTCAGAATCATCTTCAGTCTCTAAAGACTCTTTTACTAATTCGCTGATTTCTCCCTTCATTGTTGAAGCAAGTATTCCTTTTGCATTTTCAGAAACTACGTTCTCCAAACTTCTCATTTGGATAAGTGCTTCTTCTACAAGATTTTGTTTTTCTGCCATTTTTTTTAATTGGTTTGTATATAAATATTTCCAAATATCAAAAAAACCTAACTTAACGGTATTGTTAAATTATATTTTTTAATATTTGAGTTTATTTTGTTTATTTTGGTAATTTATTTTACTTGTCGGAGTGTGTCTGAAATGATATCTATAAATATACCCATAAATAAAAAAAGAGGACTTACGTCCTCTTTAGTTTAAAGTTTTTTAAATTAGTTAATCAATAACTTCGTCAATTTTACTCTCAGATACTGAAGTTATTCTCCATTCTTGAGAAAACGACTCATAACGTTTAGTTACTTTCGCCTCAACGTCTGTTACTGAGAATCCTCTAACGAGTTTCTCTTCTCTAATTTTTTTAATTTTACCTGTGTTATCATCAGGTATGTCATACTGAATTTTTGCTACAAAATATTTTTCGTCCATATTAATTATTTTCCTAAATAATGAGATAATTTTTTCATTAAGTCAAGTGATTTGTTTCCTGAATTTAAATCAACACCTGTTGCTCTTGCAATTTGTGTTTGTTTTTCCTCATCAAGATTCTCTTCGTACTTACTTCTATCCTCAGGATTTGTAAACAAATACGCCCCTGGTGTTGATGGTGAAGATACTAAATCAAAACAAATTAATTCAAAATCGTCTTGTACTTCGTTTTGTTCCCCCTTTTTAGCTAATGAACCTACCCCTCTTGAAGAGATACCTAAAGTAACCCCTTGTCTTAAGTAGTTTGCTGCCATATCACCTTTACAAGAGATAATACCTCTCTCGTGGAATCCGGGTGATGTTAATAGTCTTAATTTACCCATTAAGATGTTTCCATCCCACCATACCTCAGTAATGTCGTGAGACACTCTATCTAAGTCAATTAAAGATGATTCAGGATGATTTAGTTCTGAAAGAGCGGTACCTTTAGCAATTGCCTTTTTGTAATTATCTGCTTCTCTCTTTAAGATTCTTTCAGGATAAACTCTACCATTTCTATTTGGGGTATTATATTTTTGTAATACTGCGTAGAATTCAAATGGTTTTGAATAATCTAAAAGGTTTTTCTTACTTTCTTTTATAATTTCAGAATTTAATTTGTCTGTAGGATTTACCCATCCTGCATCGTATTCCACTAAAATTCCTTTACCTATTTCGTTTGGGGCTAATATTTTCATTATATCTTTTCATTATAAATATATTGAATATATTAAACTTTTTCAATTTCTTTCTTTGTTAGGGTAAAATTAAAAGTATTGTTTTTTGTAAAATTTTCATTAATGACAGAATCTATTATTTTTTTGATTGAATTTTTCAATTCATAGTCCTTAAACTCAATGACAATATCTTTGGGATATAGATAACATTCTAAGTTTAAAAATGATTTTTTGTTTGACTGAATTCCACTCGAACGTAAATCTAAATCAACAATGAATTTGTTGTTAAATATATTTTCGTCTATGGAATTAAGAACTGTGTGTTTAATTGACCTTGAGAGACTGTTTACGACTCGTGTGGGGTAGTTGATATCTACTTTTGGTTCGGCCCAAGTTTGAATGTTTATGTAGATTGATTTTAGAGTTTTACTGTCTACCGTTCCGTAATTAATTTTAAAATCTCGGTGACTTAAAAGTTTTACACTTTTTCCTTTTTTCATTAAGTAACATATTGTTTCTGTTTATTTGTTAAAATAAAAATAAACAATAAATGTTAATATGTCAAAATTTTTAATATCTTTACAAACTTTCGTTAAGTGTTTTTAACTTAATTAAAGAAACTGAATCTATCTTATCATTCTTGATTTTTGAGATTGTTTCATTGATTTGTGAAACAACTTCTTTCTCAGATGTTTTAGTTAATTTCTCTAATTTCTCAATAACCATTTCACTTAATACTTCATATCTTTTAGATAATTCATCTTCATTTAATGTGGAGTATTTTTTAATGGTTGCTAAATCTTCTTCGTTTAAGGTGTTTAAATAATTACTAAGTGTATTATTTGCAACCTCAACCATTTTTTCTAATGGAATATTAACTTGTTCAACTTCAACTTTTTTAGAAGTTAATCGTTTAACAATATTTTGTTTTTCTTTAATAATATTTTCAATGATAAATGTGTTTTTAGATAACACAGTATCTATATCTGAATAATTATTTTCACATTTAACATTTTTAACCCACTCGTTAAGTTTTCTAAGAGAGGTTTTGTTAATCGTGTTTTGAGAATATAAACTAACACATTCGTCTAAGTAATCTTCAGCAAATTCTTTAATAAACCCCTTCTCTTTACTCAATTCTTCGTAAAGATGGTAAGACATTCTAACTTCTTTATTACCTAAAACTAATGATTTAAAGTTTTTAATTTCTTTGTTAAAAGTACCGTTATTGTACGATTCAACAAGAATATTTTCTATTTTTGATTTTAATAATCCAAATTCCATATTAAGTTTGTTTTACAATAAATATCAACGATTCAGTAGTTTATCCAATTCATCTTCAATATCTCCTAATGAATTACTTCCTCTTGATAAATCAATGAAAGAATCTTCGGACATTAAATCATCGTTTTCCAATAATATATTTAAATTTTCTTTCTTAGTTTTAGACTCAGGTGTAATTCCTGCCGGTTCAGGTGCGGGTGGAATTTCTTCTCCACCACCAAAATCAGATGTTTGAGACGGAGGTAATGGAGGTTCTCCACCCATTTCTTCACCAGATTGAGTGTTTTCCGTAGAACCACTATTACCACCATATAATTTATCGATAGTGTCAAAAATACCTGTTTTAGTAATTACAGTTGGAGTTGCTTCAAGTTCGGTTGCAACGGCTTTCTCTAATCTTTGTTGTTGTAAATCTAATCTGATTTCTTCATCGGAGAATCCTAAGATATGTTTTTTAGCCCAAGAAACTGATACAGGTGCAATACCTTCAATTTTGGTAACCGCATCTTTGTATAATATTATTTTTTCTTTCCAAACATCAACTTTTAATAAATCCGCTTGAGTTGATGGGTTAGATAAATTTAAAGTAAAATTAGATAACTCATCCTCAAATCCTAATAAGAATAGATGTATAATCGCAACTTTATTAAGTTCCGCCAACATACTTTTTTGAATTCTGTTAATTGTACGTGCAAAACGAATATCTTGTAATGATAAATTTTTACCATCACCAACAACTTCTTCAAACCCTAAAAATGCTTTAGGAACGCGAAGAGCCGTTAATAATTTCTTTTGGATATATTCAATGTCGGCAATCTCAGAAAGGTTTTGAGCGCCTGGTAATGTATCAATTGGGTTTGGAGCCGCAGCATCACGAACAGGTACAAAATAATCTTGG